ACATGAATACCACCGGTTTCATCTGGTTTGCGTTCTGGCTTTTGAGTTTCCATTTTTTCTGTATCCTGCTCTTTATCTTGTTCCATATTTGTTATTTATCGCTAAACAATATGGTTATAGTACCAAGGCTTCAACTAATTTGATGCCAGGGTCTTGGTTTGTTTCTAACGCTACTGCAAACGGTATGCCGCCCACGTAATCTGAATTCATAACAGCGGTACCACAGGTATCTGCTACTAAATCGCGACCTTTAACCACAGGGCCTGCAACAAATACAGGCACTCGTCCTTTAAGGGCCACAAATACACCACCCTCTAGGCCTGAATTCATTTCATATGCAGGGTTGGCTGATATGGCGCCAATTGCTCGCTGACCGGGTTGACAGGCCGTAACTTCCGCATCTCCGCCAATCATGACCACAGTGCCCACAGGATACTCAGCATCGGGCAAGTATTTCTCTGCCAAGTCAGCGTATTGTGCAGAAGTAGCACGGGCAAAGATTGTGTTGTATTGATAACTTGCGCTACCAATGTTGCTGGTAGCATTTGCAGTAGGTACCAGGTCCGCAGTTGTTACGGTTCCTGTAAACGTTGGGTTTGCTGTTGGTGCTTTGTTGTTAAATGTATTCCAATTGGTACTTGTCAAGTACCCGTTTGTGCTTGAGCTTGCAACAGGCATACTGATATTGGGGAAGGTTGCGTTACCAGACTTAACTAAAGGACCAGTTACCAACACATTGTTCACTACTCCGGACAAGGTTGCGGCCTGTACGGCTGTAATTTGGTCTGCTAGGCTACCAGTATTCGATTGCAAACTTGTAATCTGCCCTTGGATTGTGGTAATTTGGCCAGTGTGTGTGCTTAGACCCGATGTTAATGTGTTTATACTTGTTTGTTGTGAGGCCGCATTACCAGTTAAGGTTCCCAAATTTGCGGTAATTGATACTAGGCTAGCATCAACAATGGTGCCAACAAAGGTGCTCATAGTGGCGCCGGATATCACTGACAGCAAATTTGACGAAGTTCCAACTGATACCACTGGAAACAAGTAGTAGGGTTTGGTTGCGTCAGTGCTGGCGTTTGAATTAAATGCCGCTGTTCTTGGTAGTTCGCTAAATTTTATAGCCATTTTGTTATTCCTGTGTTAATATCTGTGAATTTTCTGTTATCATTATTGTATTTACTGTTGCAGGCTCGTCTTCAGTAGAATAGTATGCAGTGATATCTGTTACTAGTGCAGTAGCTCCTAGTCCTAAGAATACTGCGGCCACAGTCGATGAGTTTTGCAATCCTGTTGTGCCCGGTACGCCTAGTATCAATGCGTCGTAGTCATACCAGGCAGTTGTGTCCTGGTAAATTTCAACGTTGGTTGTAAACCCTGCAACGGTTGGGGCAGTAATTGTTACATTACCCACTGCGTTGACTGAACCCAATATAGAGATTGCGTTTGGTGCCACTACACTGGATACTCCGTTTACACGAAGAATGCAGTTTGCGTTGGCTGTTGTGATGTTACCTGTTAAGAAAGTAACAGCAACTGATTTAGCTGAAGTTACATTTCCGCGCACCACAGCATTGGCACCACTGTAAAGTTGTGTGATATAGTCGCCACAGTTGGCAGTAATGTTGCCATTCAGCGTTAACTTGTACGTTACGTTGTCTACTGTGGTAAATGTTGATGATGAGCTGTTGGATCTCCAGTAGTTGATGCTCGAGTTACTGCTAAACGAGCTGTTGGATGAGATCAATGCTGTACGTGCATTTAGTCCTGGTATCCGTTGTGCTTTGCTGGCATCATATACAATACTACCAGTCTGGTGAAATTGGTTGGCTGTACCACCAACACCACGACGAATATTAGTTAAAGTATTTGTTGCAGTATCATTGTTCCAGTATGTGATTTTTTCTCCGCCAATAAACAATTCGCCGGGAATAGCACGAACTAAGTCGGGGACCGGCAATAATGATGAATCATTGACTGTAATACTAGTTGCAGTTATTGATAAATTACCAATTAGATATGCTGTGGCCAGGCCGCTAACACGCAAGTAATCATGTCCACCACCAATATCCAAAAATTCTCTATAGGCAGTGATTGCCCCATCGGGGTTTACTGTCAAGTTAGCAAATACTTCGTTGGTGAACACCGAAATGTCCACGCTTTCATGTACCACACCCGGTAACAACTCTTCTGGAGCATGACTTGAATAGTAGTCAATATATGCACCACCGTCAATGTTGATATCTTCGGGTCTGGTTCCCAGGCCGGTATCAACATAACGACTTTGAATCACTGTATCTAATAGTGCCTGGTCTGCAACATTAGCATTAAACTTCAATCCCTGCACTTGTACACCCGGATACTCAATGCCGTTTATGTATTGTGTCAAGTAGAACTGGTTGGTTCTAGTGGCCGCTACTTCACGGCCCAGTGTGGTATTCAAATCCAAATTCAATTGACTACGACTTGCTAGGTATGCAATTATACGGTCGTTTGCATTTCCTGCTTGATCTCCAGTCAATACTTTAAATGTGTCAAAATCAAAATTGGCAGATGCACTGACGTTGGCAGAAGGACTATATGCTTGTCCGTTATACGCAACAATACTGCCAGCAACATAACTGTTGGCACTACTCCAGATTTGTACATTGGAATCATATGCTGTGCGATCAAATTTTAACCGACTGTCAACTTGACGTACAGTTTGGTTGACCAAACGTGCGGCCGCTAGTCCGTTGACCCCAGTACCGTTGATGATAACAGTTGGTGCTGATGTGTATCCTGATCCAGGGTTTGTTACCGTAACAGATCTGATGGTGCCATTGCCCAACCAAACAGTGGCATTGGCTGTTGCGCCACTGCCGCCACCGCCTGTTACTGTTACAGCAATGTTTGATCCTGCTAGATATCCAGTACCTGCGTTACTAATTTCAATTGATCCTACTGAAAAACTATGATACTTGTTCCAGTATTGGTATTCTGGTGTAATATTCAACAAGGTTGAATCTATAGTACGCTCACCACTGGGTGTGCGATATATGGCTAATGTTTTACTGTACAAACTAGGTAGGTCAAAGTCAGTTACATTACTGCCAACTGTGTCTGATCCGGTATAGTCAACAACATATTCGCGAAGGATAGTTCTATATGGTTTAACTTCTTCAATATATTGCTGGTAGTAGCCTTGATTGTCAAGCACAAAACTAGGTGGTTGGCTCAATTCACGTAACTTGTGAAATATATTAATAAAACTGGTCTTAAAGATCCAGTCGACACTGACTTGTTCTTGTAAAATGTAGTTGACCAATACAAAGAATAGTTTGTTAAACTCATCACCTAGTGCATTGATAAAAATATCATCACGTAAGGCTATTAGTATATTACGAATTTCAATACTGGGTGTCTGATCAAATCGTACAGTATCAAATCGGTCTTCATCCCAACCCATTTGTCCTGCGGCTAAATCGTATAGTGTAGATTTAAGTTGGATGGTTCCATTTTGGATTCCAACTTTTTCTATAGTTAAATCTGACTTGACGCGGTATATACCAAATTGGCCACCATCGTCGTAATTAACACGTATAACCTCACCAGCTTTCAATGTCAATGCCGCGATGTCCTTGTAGGCTGTTACTGTATAATTTAATCTACCTGTGGGGTCATAGTCGCTGGCATACCAATCAATCTTATCCCAGTACAATGCTGTATTAAAATACTGAATGCGATATGTCTGAAACTGTTTGTTACTGTCTAATCGATAAATGGTCCAAAGTCCACTGTTGGTGCTGTCGCTGGTTACCAATACTCGATACCCAACACTTAGCTCAGTGGTATCGATATAACCAACATCTTCAACAACAGGCACAACTTTGTCGTACTCGGTGCTGGCAGGAACAGGATCTACTTTTTCCATGCCCAGGAGGCTGTATTGATATACAATAGGATACTGAACTAATACACCGTTAACATATTTGACAAAGTTTTCAACAGCTTTAGACCGATCAATAACCATTGTTTGTCTTGGGCGGATACTAATACCAATTTGGTTAACCGCAGTTAATGTTGGGTCTGGTACAACTTGACCCATTGTGTCAATGCCCGACAGGCTATCAATTAACTTGTCGATAATACGTGTAGGAACTGTACTCTCAGGATCATTCTCGTTGATCAATTCGTATTCGGCATGTACACTATTTTCATTACGAATCTTTTGGTAGTCTATGTGTAGCACCGTGTCAGATGCACTTAGATACGACTCGATGTTTACTAGGCCCACAGAATTTTGTTTCATTACCAATGCATAAGGAATGCCTTGTAACTGTGGGTTTTCGATAATATCTTCAAGTACGCTGACATTAAAACGCTTGCCCGGGGCCGCGTTTTGTTTCTTAATAACCCAGTAATAATATTTTGGAACAATCTTGCCGCTGACCACTGTGGTTATAGTCACGTAAGTGTCGTAGAACAACGGGCGTCCGTCGCCGCTGTTGTTGATGTATTGCACAGGTGGATAATTACTTTCAGTCCACTCGCAAACAATAACTTGACTTCCTGGAAATAACTTGCCCCAGTTGTTGCTACGATAGATCAAGTCGTCTTGCTCATAATCAAGATAACGTAGTGTAGATAGGTTCCACCATATTTTACCAACTTGGCGCTCATTCCAATGATACCCTTGGTTCACTACTCGTGTAACACCTGCGCCCGAATTGTATGTTGCTGGTCCAGTGTTGTATATTGCAGGATCTAGTGCAGTCTTGTAGTCAATGTCTTGCTCGGCAATACCAAGTATCTTACCTTTGGCAGGATCAATATAATCCAGACTGGCAAGAATTAGTTGTGTAGTTTTATCGTATACAAATATCTTGTTGATGTTATTTAAATCAACCTTTTCTGTTTGTGTTCGTATCACATTCCAACTTGATACATAATCTAAGTTTGTATAAGCATACACCCCGCCAGCATTGGCCGCCACACTGTCATCACCGGGTGCGCCAATTAATATTAAATCTTTATTAATGTCGATACTGGTACCAAAGCTGTCGCCGGTTTTTAATGCTGTTGATTTGATGTGCTGTGCATAACTCATTGTACCGGTATTGGTAATACCTGTGTTGGGATCTGTTAATTTTTCATATACATAAACACTACCACTTGATTTTACAATATCTATTACTCTAGTAGATGATTGGTCAAATGTTGTAGTACCAGTATCTACTTCGGACATGTAGTAAACATCATCACCGGTGCTACTTATAAGTAACGTTTCGGTTTCCGGATTGTATTTCACACTACTAGCAAAGCCTTGACCAATTGATCCTGCAGGATGAACAATCTGTTGATCTAGTTCATATACCGGAAGTCCCGCCATTGAGAATAAGTTTGATCCATTGGATCTAATAGACAACTTGTTATTATTTGTTAGGCTAGAACTGTTTATAGTTATAAACCCGTTGGATGCAACTGCGGCAGACACCATTGGTATTTGTGCCGCATTAATTAACCTTGCACAAACATCGGGTTTTGCGTAACCAGCTGGAAATTCAATCCTGTCCCACCCGGTTGATGTTGCGGCAACACCAGTGTATTCTACATTGGCTGACACTATGGCATCAGCTAGGTCTACATAGTAACTGTTGATGTAGATGCCGATGTTGCTGTTGAAAGTAGATCCACCGTTTTTAATTGATGCTATAATGTAGTCGGGATCGCTGTCTGCTGTAATACTACCCAATACTTTGCCTGTTTCGGAATAACGATATACCGCCCCGGACTGTCCATTAGACAATATTGTACCCGGGGCAGAAATATAAACTGCGGATGCATTGATATGATCTATAGTAATTTGACTACCAAATAGGTTACCTGCTGACTGTGTGGGCTCGGTGATCTTTTGTACTAACTCAAACTGGTCACTTACAATATTAACCACTCGTCCCAATGATACTGGAGTATTAAAACGTAAAATTGCACCTGCTGTATTGTATGTTGTTGCTGATTGTAGCACTCCGTCAACATAAACTTTTGCCAACGATCCAATAGTTTGAGCAAACGTGTACGAGTTTTCAAGTACTGACTTAAATGATTGCTCAAACAATCTGTAAACATACACAGCGCCGGCATTGCTGTTTTGCCCCGGAGCACCAATGAACAGCTCTTGTCCGTAGTCCGATGTTTGTACTACTTCACCAAAGCGATCTCCAGCCGACACATCTGAAGGGATAATAATTTTACTGGTATTCTTGTAAAACGGACGCTGAGTAATAGATATTTTAGTATAAGGATCATCGGGTGGTCTTATGAATGTAATCACATTGCCGCTCAATGAAAAATCTACGTCAAGTACATAGTTTCTATAGGTGTCGCTGATCTGTAATGCAACATTACCATAAGGCGTATAACTCAATGTGTAAGCACTGGCTACAGTATCTGTTACATACGTAATAGTATTTGATTTGGCTACAACATTGCTTTCGTAATGGTAAACATACGTTGAGTTCTTGCCAGGAATACCAACATACAACCAATCATTGTCTCCACTAATAGCAACGGCATTACCAAAGTAATCGCTACTGGCAGGTGCAACATTGGATCTGATAATCTGCACAGTTGATGTTGCCAAGTCATAGACATACACATAGCCTTGGTTTGTATTGCTCTTAGGGGCACCAATCGCAACTCTATAGTCTGATGCAGACATTGCCGCACCATATGAGCTGACTGTATTTGCTCTGGGATCAAATCTACTGGTTTGTGTTACGGTGTTAGCTGTTCTAGAGAAAGTTCTAACAGTTCCGGTTGATCCGTCGCTGTTACTAAATGCTGGCATGCCAACAAAGAAGTTATTGGCTAGTTTATTAGATGTAATTGTAGTACCAAATTGAGCATTCGATAATGCCGATTCGTCTGTCACCAATTTGGCCTTGTTCCATGCGGTGGTTTTTTCGTATACTGCCCAGGTGCTGTCGGCAGTTGCGGTATCAACCCACAACTTATCGCCATCTTCCCAACCGTTAAGTGGAATGATGCCATCGGCCTGCACCAGGTCAGTTAGTCTAGCGGATTGTAATTTATAAAATACCCCATATCCATCAATGGTCTTTAAGCCTTTGATCAATGGTTCAGACGCTTCGCCTGCTAATAAGTCTGAAGTTCTTGTTATAACTTGTACACTACGGTCGCTGGTGACTGTGTATACCTGATAGAAGCCATTAAATCTTTCGTCAAATGCTTTGACTGCAAACACATCACCTGCAGACATATTATGGAAGTCTGAGAAGTTTACCGTCATTAAATTATCAATGTCGTAAGTCAAATTTGTTACATTTGTTTGAGTTTCTGTAATCCGATATACGTCCCATAAACTACTGTAATTTTTAGCTACCCAAACATAATAGCCGGGACCAACACTAGGTAGTACTGTATCTAAGTCAGCATAGGTATCAAAACTGTACAGAGTTGCATCTATGTCTGTTAAATTAACATAGCCCGCAGTCTCAATATCACTAATTGTTTCAGTTGCACTATCTCGTACAAAGAATAAGTTTTTAGTAAACCCCGCAGGAGCTTTGTACAGGTCCACTGGATGATAACCAACCACACCTGTTTGACTATCTGCTTCCCCGTCATTTAAGAATTCAAGCGGAGCAGGATTTGTGGTTATCACTTCTTCGCTTAATTCTAATTCTACAATTTGATCACTGATCATTGCACCGTATTCGCCCACACGCAGTGCCCACTCTTCATAAATGTCAATTTCACTGGTCAAGTCATTGGCACGAGCATTAGTCAACCCAGTGATGGCATTTAGTGTGCCTTTTTCTTTAATAAACCCTTGATAGAATTTAACTTGACTTGTTTCGTCTAGACCAAATTCACTCAGGTAAGCACGTTTACGGAATCCAATTAAACTTGTGCCGTATCCTTCAAATGTTGAATCTGCAGGAAGATTATCAACATCATATACTTGTTGTAATCGTGTTGCGTTGTAGGCAAAGTTTGGCAACAGGCCGGTCTTGATATCAGCTGAGCTGATCAAGCGCCATTGACCGTCTTGTGTAAATGCCGCTGATGCTGGTATATTAGACAGGGCCGTGTAGTAGCGAGTTTTATATTGAACTATGCTACCCAGTAGATAATCTACGCCGGGTTGCCAAGCATCAACTTGATTGTTGTTGTACACAAAGCCTGGGGGATTTAGTGCGCCGGCCCAAGATCCTGTTTTACTACCAATCAGTTTCAACCGGAATTGTCTATTACCTAATTCTGGAACATATAATATGTCATTAAAAACTGTAACATTGTCAAACAATACGGAATGTTCATACTGTACCACAGTTAAATCAGCCAAACAAATTGTTTGCCCACCAATGGCCGTTAGTTTAAATGTGTTGTCTGTGCGTACTTCTGTAAACTGTGTGTTCTTGATAAAGTTACTATTTTGGTCAAGTATTTTAGTTCCGCCTGGAGTATTTTCAATATAAGAAACTACACCATCAGGCTGTACGTTTGTTATTTCATCAAACACCGGACTAAGGACAATAATACTACCTGAGTTCCAGCCTTGCTGGCTCCAGTTTAAAAACTCCTTGGCGCTTAATACCCAGTTACGAGTTTCACCCAAGTTATCATCTTGTTTATCAAATTTAAATCCCTGTGCCACAAGGTAACGACTGTAGCCAGTTAAGAAATCAACCACTTCCTGTGTGCTGGCAAATTCATATCCATACGGGATCGTTAATTTAACTGGTTGATAATCTTTGTAAATTACACCACGGGCTTTTAGTGCCTGAATGATGTAGTAGTTGTTGTTGGCCAGACTTGGTATAACTGTAAAATAAGGACTGTTTTGATTGTATCCGTTGACTGTATAACCATTTTCTGTTTTTTCAACTACTACAGCACTGTACACAGCCTTGCGGATAGGTGTGCTTTCGTTCAATCGAACGCTGTAGTTTTCTGTTGGTATGATAATGCTGTTATTGGTATTGGTTGGACTTCCTTGCTCAGCAAGTACTTGAATAAACTTGGTATCAGTGTAGCCACCAACTTTGTATCCCAGCTGAATACTGACAGTATCTAAATATGTACGAATTGTTGTGTTGGGATCTATTCCCAAATTTAATACATAATCTCTAATCCAATTTAAATAGCCGGCCGCTCTAACAGTGGTACCGTCAGTGGTATCTCCATTGATCACAACTGTGGTTGGAGTAATACGCTGACGAGTCTCGCTGTTGATTAGTTGGTCAATTGAAGTATTTCTGTAGTACCTGTCAATGTTAACTAGGCTACCAAAGTAGTAACCAGGTTTGCTCAGCGCCAGAGCAAACTGTAATGCGTATGGGAAGAAACTACTGGTGCGCCAAGCAAATTCTACAGGTCCTTGATCACCAACACTATAACTAGCATTGGCTTTTAAACTACTAAATGTTGCAGACGCCCATTTTTCAGGACTTAATAAATCACCGTAGTCGTCAACTGGAATAATGTTCATTAATCCAGGACGAGCAAAGCGTGTGTCGATGCCTGCACGAGGTCCTGCGTGAATATAACCTGCGGCTAAATCTTCCCATAGCAATGTGTTACTGCCGGTGTACGGAGCCGCGCCATATCGCTCTTCCCACCAAGTCGGCTTCTGGCCAAATCCCAACATTTCCCACGGATGTGTATTGGGACGATATGTGTCAAAGAAATAACTAAAGATAGCTCGCCAAGTTCCAGGAAGTTGCTCTCCAGTAACTCTGTCTTTGAATTTTTTATAGTTCCATGTCCACGGATTACCAGATTCAAAATAACTATTTGTACTGTAATCAACTCGGTTGTCACCGACCCAACGCAGGAACCTACTGCTTAAAATTTGATTAAATTCTTTTAATGTATAGTCAGTGTTGCGGAATTTACCGGGCAAGTGATCGTACAAATCAAATATGTGTGTTTCGTAACTGATCTTGATGTTGTTGTATATTCGTTTTTCTAATTCTAATAAGAAATCATCTCTGATATCGCCAAACGCCGGGGTTATACTACCATCATGACCTTGGATAACATCAACCGGTGAGATGTAACTAGAGTCTGAAAACATTGTGGGGATGAACTTTGGATACAGTCCTAATTTACTAGGAGTCTCCGGAATAAAACATCCATCAGTATCATAATATTCATTAATTTGAATTTTATCTCCAGCAACTAGTGTAATCGTGTCGCCGATAACAATGGCACTACGATCCTGTGGAAATGTAAAGTCAACCCCGTTGACCAACTGAACGTTATTTAAGTAGACCAGCACAGCTTGGTTACTTAATACAGTATCATCGAAAACTTGTGTGATTTCATACTGTTTAGTAAACGGATTTATTACGGTGTAATTAATTACATTTTTGTTGTCCCCGTACGGCACCATGTCGCTGTAGTACCAAGGGAATGTTTTGTTCTTAATAGTATTGATACTCTTCAGGATTGTGTCTACACTACCAGCAATATCCTTGGGATCAATTTCGTTTATTTTTGTTGCAAGTTCTAAAAACTTATTTTTAAATCTAGAGTACTCACGTGCGGCCAAATCGATGCCACGTACAAAATTTAAATTCTTATCTGTTAAGAAAATATTGCTGTACATAGCAGGAGCACTTTGTTGCAAAATGTTGCCGCCATTACCTTTGTACTGTATATCACGCAGACCTTTGTAATCTATACTGCCTGCATCCACCGCCAATTTGGTATTTTGTTTAATACTGGTCACGTGATTACGAATCTGTCCCAGGGTCAATGATGTAAATTTAGCATTCTTGCTGTTAAAGTCCAAACTGCTGGGTATTTCATAATAGCCAGCCTTTGCAGGAGTTTTACTATAAATTAAAATGTCAACTTTGTCGCCTGCAGACAATAGAGTATAATCAACTCTGACTGTTTGTCTTGCGCCAACTAATTTATATTCGTAGTTACTGGATTTTAGTAATTGGTTATTAACAAATACCTTTGTGTATGGTATTACACTTTCAGCTTCGGGTAACACATCAACAGGAAAGTAATTAGTGGTTCCGTTGTATGCATAAGAGAATATTTGATATTGCTTGGTAGCTTCAACATTCTTTTTCCAAATATTTCTATTGGTATACTCGGTCAATGTAGTGTTTTGTCTAAAGAAATTATAGTTAATTGGTATAGTAACTGTGCTTGCGCCGCTGGCATAGGTAACTGTATCAGAATCAAAGTTGTTGGTAAATTGGATGTCTCCAATGCTATTAAAGTTTCTATAACTTAAAGGAAATCCCAGCACCTTGTCATTGCTACCAGTTCCTGTGGTATAAGAAAATATTGGCGTTCCTACAAAACTACTAACTGGATAATACAGGACGTTACTTAAACTATATCCATTGCTGTCAACCACGTCAAACATGGGCTTTTGATTAATGCCAGTTTTAAGTTGTCCTTGATTCCACGATGCACCATCGTACCAGAAGTTCAAGCCAGCATTGGTACCTTGGGTTACGTTAATGCAATGCCCCTCAGACACCAAATAGTCATCAGCCAATATAAGATGTAGTTTTCGGTCAGAGGTTACACCACCTGTTGTGTCAATTACTTGCACCTGATATATTGAATTTTGTACCGAGCTATCTGAGTCATTGGCAAAAATCACACGCATACCATCAGTGAATGTAACCCCGCTGACTGTTGCACTTACGCCGCCGCCGGTGAATGCACCTTCTACAGTATTCATTGCATCAGTGATTACATTACCATTGACTAATAAGTCTACGGGTAGTTTTGCAACACGGCCTGCATTATATAATTGTAAATGTCCTTCAAATTCAATGATAGGACGTTGGGCACGTGAGTTTTGATCTGGCAATGCCACTGTATTATTGTATGCGGCTGTGGCTGTAATTACATCAACGTGGAACCAACAATTACTACGGCTCCAGGCATTGTGATCTATGCTGTCACGATTAATGGTGATATAGTCTGGTGTGTCTATTCCGTTGACAGCATACGCTTCGGGCGTGACCAAATCTGCAAGTTTTACAAGACTGATACTGGTACCAACACCTTCAACATAGTATTCGTTATCCCAGTACTGTTCATCTGTTGTAGTTTTGTCAAATTGAATTTTTAATCCGTTTGTGAAGACCACATCATTGGGGCTTTTGTAAGATTTGCGACCCAGTATATCTGCCGCCACATCAATTGCGTACCCTTCGCTGTCGACAATTTTAATAATACCCACTAGACCTTCAGCTGATCCGTCTTGATAATATAACGTGTCTAGAGTTGCTGTGATTTGCGGAACTAGTTGATATATCCCAAGTCTATCAAAATAATATTCATTTGTTGCATACTCCGTGCCACTTTTTACAAATATACGTTCATTGGCATTGACCACTTGATCGGGTACCAACACAACTAGGTAATCATTATCTTCGCTCGGTTGAAGTTCAATGGTCCATAGGCTTCTACGATGTTCTGGTAAAACAATTTCACCAGCGTCATAGTACTGTTCATCAAACCCCTCGAGTGGGTGATCCCATATGCCGGGAGTTTCCCAAAATACATCATCCTGTTCTTGGTTAATAAATGCCAGTGTTTTTTTGTTTAATTCTGTTGTTACACCATCAAATACATCTGGGTGCGCGGCCAACAGCACACTGAGTAATTGATTTTGTATTTGATTGTAAGTAAAGGGTGTAACAAAGTCCACACTGGCCACTTGTGGCATTTTACTAAACACATCCTGTGCATCAGCTCGTGGTACATTGAATATTACTTGTCCGCTAGCTGATCCGTTGGCATCAACCCCAAAAATATTTCTAGTAGAAATATTAGACTGTAATGATTTAGTGCCCGACAAACCAGGTTCAGATTGAATCCAGAAACCATCAGCGCCTTGATCTACGTTAAATTTATAACTTCCACCACGTGCCAATGTCAGCACTGGATTAGCACCGGTGCCACTGCCGCTGAAGTTGTAACCACTGGCGGCCAAATTTCTTGTAACTGTGTATGTTTGTTCTTTGTCAACAACACCAGCATAAACTTGTACAGCATCTGGCCCATTGGGTAACCAATAGTAGTCGTTGTAGTTTGCAAACTTGTCAAAGTCAAACAAGCCATCAAATGTGTAACTTTCATTGGCAAATAATCTACTGTGATCCTTGGTGTTCCCACCCAGTACATCAATTTGTTGAATTAAATCAACGTATGTACTAAACAAATTCACTGTACCAACTTCCTTATCTTGCACTACAACTGAGGGCTCAAGTTGATAATTTTGCCTTGCTGTTGTGGGTTCAGTTACATAATTGTCTGTTGTTTTGTATGTTGGTGCAAACTTACGGCCAATGTATCCGTTAACCCGGCGTAGGTCGGCTTCTGACGTTAACTGATCTAAAGTTGCATTTAAGAACTTTTTGTTAGTATCAGTCTGGAATATTGCAGGTAAAAATTTTAATGTGTTATTTGCGGCCATTTAATTTATATTCCAAGTTGTGCATTGGCTGTTGATGTTTGATTCAAGTGATTGGCTGTAATGGACGCAATTACTTCAACGTTATTAACCGTTGCCGCACTGGTAATAATTTCATTGTAGTCAGCATTGACTTGATACATGGCTCCAAATTGGATTATGGGGTCTGCAGGAACTATAATAATACTGGCCACCAACGGTGTTAATGCCTGGTGCAAATAGGCACTCAATTCTGAGAAGTAAAATGTTTCACCAAAGTCCCAGTTGTCAATATCAAAGTAACTGTTAATGGCCGCCACCACTGCACTCTTGATTTCGCTTTCGCTGGTAACCAAGTTGGGGTTTGCTACTACTTTAAATTGAGCTTGCAAACTGGTATCTGCCTTAGATCCAAATAGAGGTTTAAACTTCGCCGGGTTATACACAATCGAATCGCTTAGTGCTTTGTAATTGTTCAATGTGCTGTACGAGCTAGATAGTTCTTCGTTGGTAGGTGCAGAAGGTTCTGTCACCTTGCCAGATGTATCGCGTATCCATGCTTGGTATCCTGTAGAGTAATCTTTGGTCAAGATATACAAGTCCATGATGTTGTTGGGACTTGGATCAATTCTACGATTGTTGGGGCTAACGTGTTGATACTGGAAGCTCAATGCCTGACGACCTGAGTATGCAACATAATTGGTCAATGCATCACCAATCACTGTTGGATTTGTACTAGTTAAGCTGTAAAACAATCCTGAACCTGTGGCATAAAATATCTGTCCCGGTACATACGAATCGCCATACAACTTGATGTCAGCCAATGTTGAATAGTCTGATACCACCGTAGTTTTATCTACTGGTACTGTGTTAACAAACGCATTGTTGTTTGCGTCAACCTCTTGTTTAAAGAATACTAGTTTATTTGTAGCATTTACAGTGGGGTTCACAATGGTGTCAAATAGGTCAGGATCATCTGGAACTCCGTCGTTGTTACTGTCTGGGAATGTAACCAACACTCTAGTGGGATCACGGTAACCGTCACTGGACACTACATTCTCGTAAATTTGCCAAATGATGTTTTGTCCAATGGCACTAGTGCTATCGGGTGCTTGGTTAATCTTCAATACAGAGATTTGATCATGCAAGGTTCTAGCCAATTTACTGTCATACACTTTAATGCCAGTGTCGTAGTAGAACGTAGTTTCTGCTACACTTTCAAATATGTAACTCAGTCCACGACTTGTACACGTAAACTGATTATTGTTGTAAACTACTTTGATTAACCAGCTGGCGTCTAGGGCACGGCCGGTTGTGTCTCCTACACTTTCTAAACTAAATGTCGACGAGTTGCTGATGTTGGTTGCTGTGATGATTCTAAACGTGGCAGTAGTTAAGTCATATCTAATACCAAAACTTTGATAAGACCGAATCAATGAAGCTAATCGTGTTGCTGTAACTTCGTTTGAGTATAGTCCTGTCTTGGTGTCTACTGCAAAATCTGTGGCCTGTGTGGGGATAACTTTACTGGCAATGGCGCCATCAGGAATGTGTTGATTAAGTGTTATCTGTCTAGTGGTTGTGTTAACATTCATTACTGCGGCATAGATGTAATTCTTTTCACCTTGGTATTGTGCTGTGCCCAATTTGATTGTATTTTGTGCAGAGAAGAAATAGCCACTGGGTGCAACAAATTTGATCATTGCACCAATGTTGATCATATTTCTATGAGATGTCAACGACGCCAGGCCTGTGCCAATTGATAGTGCTGTGCCAACTGTGGTTGAGTCTACCGGAGTAGATGCTTCTAACTGTCCAGTGCTGGCGTTGGTAACATTAGTTCTACTGTTCCAATAAATTACATTGCCAGCATCTGTGGTCAAGTCATAGCGGGGAGTTGCATTGAATCTAAAATGCGTGAATTTTTCTTTACTTAAAATTGGTCTGATACTATCATATACAATTTCATTTACATCGCCAATGGTTTCAAACGTGAAGTTGAATGCATCATTTGAATTTGTGTCACGATATAAGTAACCATCATCGCAGAAAATATTAGTACTAGAATACTTGCCCGTCACATCAAGTACATCCAAGAAACGACTTACACCGCTACTGGTACGGTTTACTGCTTTGACTTTGACCACACTATTAAACAAACTAAACGGTAGGATGTTGTAATCTTCACCAGTGATCATACGATTCTGTGTGTAGTACTGTTGTGGGGCATTGGCACGTACATCTGCTAGACTTTCTGCGGCAGATGAATTTGTTACTGTGTACTGTAAACTGACAGTCAAGGTCATTGTTTCAATACGGCCTGTACGACTCACATAGGCAATGGGAATGTTTACCTTGGACAATTCGTTTGGAGTAATTTTGTAATTTAACCCATTACTCTGACGATAAAAGAATGTAAAATTACCTTGTGGGATATTGGCAAACACACCATCACCAAATATCAAGTCAACTTGATCGTTGGCACGAGTATTAATTTGGTAAACATATCTATTGGCTGTTTGACTATAGGCAACATTTGTCCCGGCTACGGCCGGTACTTGTGTCCAGTACTGATTAGCCACACCTTGTGCGTTTGTTCCATACAACCAAGTATCAGCATTGTTAATATTGCTGAAGTTGATGTTTACCGTACGATTTGGGATATTCTCACTTAGGCTAAAGTCAATTTTGTTTAGTGATCCTTGTTTAAAGAAAACAAAGAATCCTGTATTGTTGCTGTTGTTGCCCAAGTTATCATTCTGATACAATATATTAAAGATCGAGCGCGGTACTGGTGTGGGCTCGTAAATGTAATCTTTGTTTGTTGTTGTGGCACTAACTGCCTCGAAAGTCATTGTGCGATTTTCAATTGTGGTGTTAAAACTGTAAACTGGAGTTTGCCCCGGTACAATACTAAGACTATATGTGTCAGTTGTAATATTATTAATTATGGCTGTACTAGCAGGCTTGCCAATGATCTGGCTATTGACCAATCCAGCATTGAAGATTGCTGTCATTTGTTCGTACCAATTCTCATTGGCACTGTCATTCCAGTTGATGATCAAATTGGTTAAATCGGTGCCGTTGCTGTCAAACACTTGTTCTGTGGTACTGATGCTGTCAACTTTGAGAACACCTTGTGCGGCCACGTTGCGCTTGGGACTATAGCCCACCAACCGACTCAGCTTGAATACGCTGTCCTGTCGCTGTGCTGTATCAATAAAGTTTTCGCGAGCATTCAAGTCTGCACGGAATGCAAGGCTTTGGCCCATGAAAGCAATCACGTCAATTAGGGCAATATACTCACTCGAGTCTGTAAAATCGTTAAAATCTTCAGGATATGTGGTACGCAAGTAGTCAATCATGGTCTTGCGTAGGGTTTCAAAATCGTAGCTGGTAAAGTCAGCTGATTGGAAAGTCTGATAGATCTTGGTCCAGTCCTGTTGGACCAATAGATTAGTTTGACGAGTGGTTAAAGCCATAGATATACCTTGTTCTAGTATTTATTCATATACAAAAACGGCTTATATTAAGCGTAGGCAAGTTTCTGGCTTTGGTTGTTGAAATTCATCAGCAAAACATCGCTTTGGTTATTGTTGATATAGGTCAAGTCAATAATAACTTGTAATCCGTGGTCTAGTTCGTTAACCGTGACATTGTTGACATTGACTCTGGGATCGTAGTTGATAATTTGTGTAATGTCTGTGACAATGGCTTCTTTGGTGTCGTTGGTCAGTGGCTCAAACAACATGCTCCAAATTATTGTACCAAATGCAGGATTCATGAGCTTTTCACCCTTGCGTATATTAAAGTGATTAATCAAGTCCTGTTTAATCAAGGCCGCGTCAGTGGCTCTAAACTTCTTAGACTTTCCTTGTGTACTAAACCCGCGATATATTGCCATACTAGTATTTACACTTTCTTACGTTGACTGAATGATAGGTAGAGCCAGCAACTCTGCTGTGGGTTTATTTGGTTGTACGTGCGGAGGGTCGCCGCGTGGATCAAAGCGATACAATCCATATTTGGCCAACAAGCCCATTTGTTCTAGTTCTCCAGCTTGATCCGGCATGATGTCCATGGCAGAACCGTGTCCATGAATGCCGACTTTTGCTCCGGGTCTACTGATAGATCCATACGGAGGAACATTTACTGTGGGACGATCTGGCATGTGTCCGCCTGCCGCTACCCACCCGTTGTAAATTGCTGTCTGCTCTGCTTGTGTACGCACAGTACTGGACACAGTGACTTTCTTGCCAGTTCGTTGTTTGTACTCTTTGGCCATTGACAATATACTGTCTTTAAATGTTGATATAGCAACATCAAAATGAGCTCTATCGCCCGACCGTGCAGTGAAGATTAATACATCATCGGGTTTGATATCAACACTAATCGGCGGTATAGTGGCCGCTCCTGTTGGGGGAGTTGATGTACCGGTTGTTGCAACCCTGGCAGGAGCACCGGTTGATGCTGGTTGTACTTGACTTAAAATATCTACAGCATAACGTCCGCGATTGTATACTTCGTGTGGTGTTGCACCTTTTGAGTCTTTGCCTGTGTTTTGTTTGCGCCATGTTTTAGCAGACAACACCATGGCATTAACATCACTGCCAAACAGTTGTGTTTCGTCTCTAAAGAAGTACGTGACATAAACCATGCCGCCTGCCACACAGATGCTGTCATCAAAGTCAATACCTCGGCTATTAAACAACCTGCTCCATGCGTCTTTGATAAAATTTACCATACAGAAATCTTGTGCTGTTTCTGTTTTTAAGAAATCTGCCAGACTATTTACTTCATCTTTTCCTGTCCAGGCGCCGGTTTGATTAATTGCATCTAGTTTGTATTTGCTTAGATAGTCAGATTTAATGTATCCATACTCTTTTAATAAAACAGCATTGATTGCATACTTGCCAACTCGATCTACGGTCTTGTAGCTGACGGATCCACCGCTTTCTGCAAAGCCTATTTCAACAGCCAGGGCTTTTTGTTGCTTTGCAGTCAATCCAGGGATACTGT